GCAGGAAATGCCGTTCGCTCTTTAAGAGAAGTCGGACAGCAGGGAACGAGTAGCCTTAATCAAGTTGCAAGTGCGGCAAGGAACGTTTCTAGACATACTACAAATAGTGCGGCTAACATAAGGAGTTTAAGCCGAGAAACAAAGAGCGCGGCTAAACACGCCAAGATATTTGGCAAAGAATTAACCCGCGTAGGTAAGATGCTTAAACTTATGATTACCCGTATGATTTTGAGGAAAATTATATCGGGCGTATTAGACGGATTTAAGAATCTTGCTCAATATAGTAGCACGTTTGATGCAACGCTCTCGTTACTTTGGAACGACTTTAAGCAATTAGGCAATTCAATAGCGGCGGCGGTTGCGCCTATGCTAAATGCACTTGCCCCTGCTTTACATACGATAATTCAGTTAGTCACCAAAACAATTAACGTAATCAATCAGTTAATTTCCGCTCTGTTCGGTCTTAAATCTTGGACAAGAGCAAAGGTGCTTACAGACAGTTACGCAAAGTCTCTCGATAATGCGAACAAGTCAGCAAAGGCTTTAAGAAAAACCGTTCTTGGCTTTGATGAACTCAATCAGTTGCAGGACAACAAGGACAACGGCGGTGATAGTGGCACTTCTCCGAAAGATATGTTTGAGGAAATGCCGATTGATCCGCGTATCTTAAAGTTTCTTGACGACATTAAAGAAAAGATAGGAAGCCTAAAACCTTTATGGGATGCCTTTGCAAAAGGCTTTGCCAAAGGGCTTGGCGATGATTGGAAAGATAAAGTCAAGCAGATTGTTGACGGGGCATTGCGTATTCATAAAGCCTTGGCAGACATTTGGAACGATAATGATGTCAAAAAGGCACGCGATGATTATTTTATAAGCCTTGCAAGGATGTTAGGCACGATTGCGGGAACAGTTGTCCGTATCGGTCTTAATATTGGCGTTAATCTTGCACAGGGCTTGGCAAGGTCGTTAGAGGAAAAAGCACCCGAAATCAAGAAGTATCTTGTTGAAATGTTCGACATAGGAACAGAAATCAACGATCAGATTTTGGAGTTCTCGCTTGCAATAGGTGAGATTTCGGATGTCCTTGCAGGTGAAAACGCAATCAACGCAACAAAGGGATTCTCTAATATATTCCTTGAATCCTTTATGCTTATCACCGAAAACGCGGCAAGGCTTGGCAAATCAATCGTTAAACTTGTCACACAGCCGATCATTGACAATAAGGAGTTGATAAGCAAAACCCTTGATGAAATGTTCGGCATTTTAGCGGACTTTACCGATGCTATCCAAAAGATAATCGCAGATATGAGAAAGACCGTATCTGATGTTTGGAAACAGCATTTTTCACCGATGTTCGATAACTTGACAAAGGGAATAAGCAAACTAATGGCGTTCTGCTTGCAAGCGTGGAACACATACCTTGCACCCCTTTTAAAGCGAATAGTTGATACGATAAAGCCTTTTTGGGACGCATACCTCAAACCCATTTTTGACGATATTATGCACATTATCGGGCTTATAGGCAATTTAGCGTCAATGGTATTCAATTCGGTTCTTGTTCCGATGTTCGGCGCAATGATTGACGATTATATGCCAAAGATACAAGGGCTTTTAACGGTGCTGATTTCGCTTATTGAGATAATCTTTAAGACAGCCTCAACGGTTATTCAACATATAACTTGGGAACTTCGGACGCTCTTACAGTTCTTCGAAACAGGCTTTACCGTAGGTTGGGACGAGGCTTGTGCAGAACTTGATAAATCTTGGTCAGAGCATTGGGATTCGATGTTTGGCAAGGTCAAGGATGTTGTCGGTGATATTTTGAACGTCATCGAAGATATGATTAATGCCATTGTTCACGGCGTAAACGGTGTTTTAGATAAGTTAGGAAACATCAAGGATATTAAACTTCCCGAATTTGTCGGCGGTGGATCGTTTAGTTTTAGTAGTTTGAAGAAATTAAAACTTAACGAAGTTCATTTTTCGGGTGCTTTTGCGGGCGGTGGAATGGTAGAAAACGGCTTATTCCTCGCAAACTCATCCGAACTTGTCGGGCGTTTCAACAATGGCAAGACCGCAGTTGCGAACAACGAGCAGATAATTCAAGGAATATCGGCAGGTGTTTATAGCGCGGTATCTTCTGCTTTGGCAAGTAGCAATAGCGGAAACGGACAGTACATTTCGAATACGATAGTTGTTGACGGCGAAGTTATTGCAAGAACAGTAACCAAAGCACAGCAAAGACAGAACGCTAGATATAGCCCCGTTACGGGTTAAGGAATTAAGGATTTAAAAAATGTCAAAATCATTAGTTATAGACAACGTAACAATGCCTTGTCCGAGTAAATTCGAATGGGCTTTGCAGGATGTTAGCGCGGCAGATTCGGGAAGAGTTGAATCGGCTCTGATGTATAAAAACAGGGTAGCGCAGAAAGTTAAAATCAATCTTGAATGGGTGGCGGTGTCCGATGCGGATGCCGCTACTATTTTAACCGCAGTTGATCCCGAATACTTTGATGTAACGTATCACGATCCGAAAGCAAACGCGGTAGTTACAAAGACGTTTTACCGAGGCGATGTAAACGCACCTGCCTATTGGTGGGTAGACAACGGGGGATTCACCTTTTCAACAATATCATTCAACATAATCGAACGATAAGCAGGATATGAGAACTACAACAGCAGGATTCAAAACAATAATGGCAAGCGGTAACGCAAGGAAATACGTTATGAAGATAGACATAACCCTTGCGGACAATACCGTTCTGAATTTAACGGATGCCGACATTTGGGAAGATTCGTTTTCGATAGAAACCGCGTCAAGCGGCACTTCTTCTTTTGACATCGGAACGGCTGTTATTGGTCAATGCAAGTTCACAATCAACAATATCAACGGAACTTTCAACAGTTACGATTTCTTTAACGCAAGCGCAGTTGTTTGGCTCGGTCTTGTTGGTGATACAACGGGTAGCCCCGCAGTTCAACAGTATTATCGAATGGGCTTTTACACGGTTGATGAACCGCAGAAAGCAAACGGTCTTATTTCGTTAACGTTACTCGATAATATGTGGAAATTTGATGTGCCGTTTTCGGAAATAAACATCAACTACCCCGCGACAGTAAGAAGCATTATTCAAACAATGTGTACTTATTGTGGCGTTACGCTTTCGGCAAACTCACAGACGTTTCACGGTTATGACTTCACGATTTCAGAAGCACCCCAAGATACGGCAAATATGAATTGTCGTGAAATGTTGCAGTACCTTGCAATGATAGGGTGTAACTTCTGTGTAATCAACGATAGCGGCGACCTTGTTTTAAGGTGGTATGACGTTAACGCAACATCATCCACGACAGACGTATTTGAACTAAATCAATCTTCGTCTTTCGGTACGGAAGATATACAGATAACAGGCGTTAAGTTTGTAATCGATGATACAGAATACATTGCAGGATCAAACGGATATGTTCTTCAACTTGAAAATCCGTTGGTTAATGCAAATAACGTTAGTTCTGTTTTGAACCTTATATGGGCGACAGGCTATCTAAAAGACTTCACGCTTCGCACTTATAACCTTACAACCGCAAGTGATTTAGCGGCAGAAATAGGAGACAAGTGCAAGGTAAAGGACTACAAGGGCAATTACACCTATTCTTGGATAACCCTTAATTCCTTTAAGACAGCAGGGCATTTAATTCAATGTAATGCAGAAGTACCGAGCAGAACGCTTGTTAAAAGATATTCAAAGGCGGTTCAAGCGGCGGTAGCAATAGCAAGGCAGGAAGCAAATCAAATTATTTCGAATTACGATTTAGCGGTTCAAATGATGAACGACCTTGCCGTTAATGCTATGGGCGGTTACGAGGACTACGAGGATTTATCAACAGGCGGGCGTATTTGGTATTTATCGAATATGCCTATAACAAAAGTTGATAATGTATGTTCTTTCGAACCAAATTCAACCGTATTCAAAAGATCGGGTAGTGGTTTCTTTGTTTCAAGAGACGGGGGTACTACTTGGGTTAACGGTTACGATATACAGACGGGTGAGTTGGTAGTCAATGTCCTTGACGCGATAGGCATTAACTTCGATTGGGGGCGTGGCGGTACTTTAACGCTTGGCGGTTATGGCAACGGCAACGGTGAACTTTCGATACAAGACGCAAATAACGTTGAAAAAGTACACGGAGATAATACGGGTTTCAAGATAGGCGCTAATACGGGTAGTAAGATGCACCTTACGACAGACGGTGAACTTGCCTACTATTACGATAACGTCTACAACGGCAAACTGAAAATGGAATCCGTGAACTATGGTACGGCAGGAAGTCCCGATTACGAAGATACCTTGTCCGTTGAAGATTTTAAGAACGTAGAAATCAGTTCGGAAGATGATAACGCAAAAATAGTTGTTCGTACAACGGGGGATCAAGACGAGAACGGTTACGTTTCGATATACGCCGACATTTCCGATGATGCCGATAGCGAACCAAAAGGCATAAAGATAGATAGCAAAGAGGTTTCTATTGGCGGCGGTAGTCTTAATAATGCCGTAGTCGATATAGATGCGACCTTACATTTAAGCGGCGATATAAACCCTAGTGGCAATTACACGGGGCAGAACATCACCATTAAC